ATACCGCTGAATGAGTCGATTCACCGAAGTCGTTTTTTCAAGGGGAGTACGAAACTCATCAAGCACTTCGAGAAGCTGCGAATCAAGGACTTCTGTGCGACTTCCCCCAATATCAATCTGCGCAGTGCTTACAAGTACATGACCAAGCGAATTCGTCCAACCGTACGTTGGGCCAAGTAATGTCACGCCTGATACATCTGCCGCGGCCTTCGCAGCAATTTGCGGACCAACAATATCGGGCAGATTAACCACTAGATAGAGACGACTTATCAGGTGTCCCTGTCGCGGCAATGTGACTGTCGCAGCCTTTCCAAAATCCGGAATTTGGTCAAAATCAATGCGTGACCACTGCGTTGTAAATCGCCCCGCCTTAATAAAAACCTTCTTAAAAAAATCAACTTTTGGTTGTCCTTTTGGCGCCAGGAGTCGCACATCCTGTATTCCAGATTGAAGGATTTTGAGGAGTGCCGCGACCATCTATCTATGAGCCCGTTAGATAGAATAGAAGACAAACCGCAGGCCATACTCCTTCATACACTTCTTCAAGAAGACCTCGCATGACTGGCACGGCTGTGAGAAGCGACTCTGTGGCGTACGACCCATACGAAAGACATACATATCTGCTCCGCGAAGCAAATCGGTGTTACCAATTTTCTTAACGACAGCACGCTCAGCATGAATACTCCAATCCGAATAGCCACAGCCCATATGGCGTGCGCCGAACTGATTACAGGCCTCTGCCAGAATCTTGCCACGCTTTACAATAAACGCAACGTGAATATGGGCCCAACCCGTATTTGTCAGAGAATTATTCTCAAACTTTGCACCTTCATTTTCAAAGAGAGTCTTTGCAAAGGTATGTGCACATTTGGGCTCCTTCTCAACCCGATTTGGATACTTGTTAAAACGACGAGGAGGAACTGTAGTAGCCATTGTGTGATACGCAGTATATTGCCGACCTACAAGTTCAAATTTTTAACTATCAAACATCTGATTGCCAATTCCATTCTCAAAACGGAGCCAGCGCAGGCCAAGCACATAGACAACCACCTCCCATTCTTGATTATAGAGTCCACCAGGCGGGCTCACTGTGAGTGTCAAGCGGACACTCTGCGCACGCGATGCATTCAGAGTTCCACTCGGTTGGTGGTCTGACGGTTTTCTTGCAATCGGATAACCATAGATATAAGAAGCATAGGAGGTAATACCTCCAGCATGATGACGACTCAAGAGTTGACGAAAATACTCCTCTTCAGCGCGAATTAATTCAATACCATTGACTTGTAGAATCGCAGAAACTACAAATGCCTTGGGTGGATTGAAGGTTGGGTCATATTCAGCGCTAATCACAGAACTATAGTTCGTCCACTCATTGTTTTCAATGATGGCTGCCTTGCGCCGTACAAACCAGATAATCTCCTCCATAGGATGATTTGCCTCGAGAGGTAGTTGGACAGTAATCGTATCTCCCGCTGATTTATTCACTAGATACTTTAAAGGCTCCGAAAAAGTAAATGTCTGAAGTCCACGATAGAGCATTTCAAAGGGTGTATAGAGCATACGCTCACGTACAAGACCACTTATATAGGCTCCATAAGTCACTAACTTGAAGTCTTCAAAAGCAGGCGCATCGGCCGCGGCCGTGATTTGAATGGTGGGTCGGAAGGGTAAGCCATTATCAATAAAACTGAATGTCTCTCCAAGTGGCGTTGCCGTACAAGAGGAGCGGAGACCATTTGCGACTCGCACACAATCAATGAAAGGCCGTAGGGTAATATGAATTCGAACAGTTCCTTCACGGCACGCAATAAGTGGAAATGCCTCTTTCAGACCTGCGCGGCTGAAAAAGAAGGAGAGTGGTATCATCAGTTTCCCTCCTTCTGTGGGAAATACACGGTTGGGATTCCACGATTTTAGTCTATCGAGTGTAGAATATCCAGTACCATCTACATTGATTCCAATCTGCGCATTCAAGTTGGTCATTACACGTCCTGCTGTAAAAGTAAAATCACCATCAATTGTCTCAATAATTTGGTCTTCAATTTCAAGTTCGGCTTTCTGGACTAAGACCGTGCCAATCGAGTTTGCGTAAAACCAGGCACCACTTGGATCCACATACTGATAGCGACCTGACAGGATACGGAGGACAGTTGTCGGGTCAAACCAGTGGCCAAGCCGAACTTGAAGAAAAACTCCAAAGAGGAGGTCGCCACAGGCCACGGAGCCAACATCAAAAGAGAAGCGTTGACCGAAGGCAGCAGGACCACGAAAGGCGAATGTTTGAACAGCGGGTACAAAAGGACGATTGCGCCGTTCCTGGTCGCGGGCAAACCAGGTTGTCTCAGAATTAAGCGGTGTGAAATAATCGTCTTGACTATCACGGGTAGCCAAATCGATTAGGGTTGTTATATCACCGCGAGGCCTTGAAGCACCAGCCATTCTCTCTACAGGGTTGTCAGAAGGCTTTAGAACTCTCTACAACCCAGTTATGGTTACACTGCTTGAAGTTACCGTTTCTGAGGAAATGCCACCATTGTTATCTGAAAGTTGCATTGTAAAATAGAGTGTATCTCCATTTGCCATGGAGTATCCATTATTAACATAATCTACATTTACAATGGCAGTGTGACCGTTATTTGTTTCACTCGTACCACCTGCTAAATAATTTGATACGACTTGAGTTGTTGTCCCGCTTTGAACCCAATAGATAATGTAATTATAATTGTATACAAAGGCACCGTCTTTTCCAGTAAATTGAAGTTCCACATTGACTTGACCTGTACTATAGGATAGTGTAATAGAAAGATCTGTCGGCGTGGGATCATATGCTTGAAAATCATAAGGTTCGTTATTTGAAGGATTTGATGCGGTCTGTGCACCCTGCGCATTTCCAGAAGTAATCACAATATATAATGTGATTCCAGAAATACTTACATTTGGATTAGGAAAGGTAAATGAATCTGAGATTGTTCCACTCGTTACATTTGAAATTGTTCTTCCTGAATATGCACTCTGACCACTTGGATAGTAGGGTGAATCTGTAGCTGCATCGTAAAAAATCCAGTCGTAGTATGTTGCACCTGAACCAGGATTATTTCCAGTTGAGGCATTCCAAGTAAAATTTGCGTAGGGAGGACTTATTGTAGATACATTCTGTGCGTAGATGGTTAAACTTGGCGTACCTAGAACACCATTTGGAAATTGGGGCTGATAGCATGTGACTACACTTGAGTTTGGAGAATTTGTTGTATATGAAATACCTGTAGGTCCTGCTAAATAGAGTTGGTGATTACCATTCGCAATGATGACCGCATAATAATTTGCTTCACCAGTACCAAAGTCAACATTCGTAGATTGTGTTAATGTAGGTGGACTAGTATTCACAGGAGTTCCATCATAGTAGATTCCATATGAGCCATCTGTATTTTCTTTATAGACCTGTAATGCAAAACCGTATGCACCATCCGATTGTGTATAGTTTACGATAAGTGTTTGTACAGATATTACTTGATTTGGATCTGTTGGATTCTGATAGGATGAATATACAATATCTATACTTGTAAAACTTGGTGAAGTTGGAGAACTATACCAGATTGCTTGTAAATTGATGGGTGAGCTTTTTGCACCACCTGTAATATCATAATACACTACGCAGTTTAGATATAAATTCATATAGTTATTAGACACTGTATAGTTAAAAGTGCCTGAGAGTGTTGATCCTGATGTTAAGAGTTCATATGTTGGATTTACGCTGCCAGGAAATGTATCTGGTGCCTGTGTTAAATAAAGTTTATAATAAAACATTTGAACATTGGGCACACTTGTCCAAGAATACTGATTTAATGCGGAACTTGTCCAAGGATATGAGTATAAAGTTCCATTTTGATTTGTGAGAGATAGAGAAGTAATAGGTAAAAGTGGCGGAGGATAAATTTGTATAATAAGGGATGGGGTTACTGCCGGATCATCCAAAGATTCGAAAGTATGTGTTAACTTATTATTACCATTATTAAATGGATTGTCATCACCAGCTGATTCGGTCCATTTCATTTGAAAATATGCCATCTCTATTTAATAGATTAGATATAATGTATAGAGTAACTTAACTATAAAGACCATAGTTGAAACCAGAACCATTTCCACCTGCGCCACCCGCGCTACCTGTATTACCTCCTCCAAAAGATTTTGTACCTGGGAAGTTACCTATACTTGAGCTTTGTATTACTACACTAATGCCTCCACCTGAAGCTCCACCTCCATATGAACCGGTAGCAGCCGAATTTACTCCATTTGCTTGTACAGTAGCCCCATTTGGAGTAATATTTCCTTCACATATAATAATAAGTAGGCCACCTGTACCTGTAAGGCCATTTGTACCTGCAGTTCCATAAGGATTGCCGGTTCCACCAGCGGCACCAGCACTTGCTGCTCCATTTCCTCCTGCTCCGCCAAGTGAAGAACCAGCAAATCCAGGATTACTTTTTAGTGATGATCCACCTCCTGCACCACCCGAAAAAGCAGATCCAGTTCCCCCTGCACCACTTGCTGCTTGAGTTGCACTACCACTACCTCCTCCACCTGTAGTCAATGAACTACCATCGGATGAACTAGCACCATTATTTCCATTATTTCCATTTCCACCTGCACTTGACACTGAATTACCACCTGCTCCGCCAACTGATTGAATAACTGGTGTTATATTTGGAGTAGAATTGTTATATATATTATTTGCGATTGTTATATTAAATGATCCAATATTAGCACCTGTAGTATCTGTATTTCCTCCACATGCGCTCATTGAAATACTAGAGGAACTATCTGTAAATATCAAATTACCTGTTACATAGACTACCATAAAAAGTTTTCGTTTTGCATTAGGGTCAGGTGGATTTGTATAAGTTGCAGTACTTGGTGGGGTATACGATGGATTTACATTTGGGATAAGAACCGTACTTGAAGCAATAGTTAAATTTCCCCTAACTACTATCCATGTACTAAGATCAAGATTCGAACTAAATAAAGTTGCCACACTTGTTTGATTTAATGTAGTTGTAGTGAGAACATTATATTCATAGTTTCCACATGGATTTCCTCCCAAGGTAAATGTTCCTCCACCAAATCGTTTGCCGTTATAGTTAAGTCCTGGATTTTGAACAGTTGTCACTGTTGGAGTACCATATGCTATAAGTTTCGCAAAATTATAGATTGTATCAGAACCTGAATTACCTCCTTGAAAGGTAGTAGGCGGAATACAGATATAGAGTGGAGAATCAAATGGATTCTGTTGGGTCGGATCAATAATAGAATGCCCTGTTCCATTGTTATTTGCTACAAAATTATTGTTTTGACCTGGAGTGGGAACCCACTGAAATGTAAACGACATCTACCTACTAGGGAGGATTCGTTTTTTACCGGCAAACCGTGCGTATGCCCAATAAAATAAAATAACAGGCACCGCAAAAAGTCCCGCATACAAAAGTCCAATTAAAATCTTACAGAGTATCTTCATCCAATCAGACATCCATGACATTTCATGTTTATGGTCCATAATAGACTTTGTAGATGGTCTACAGACAGGGTCTACTGAAAAACACGGCTCATAGAATTTATTATCTAAAAAGACAATATCCCCCTTGTGCTCATGGAAGAAGGTATTTTGTATAGCAGGACCCGTGGTTCCATTCAGATAGAGTTCCTTGGTTAGAAAATCCGCTTCCTTTACAGTGGAATTTGTCATTCGGGTAATTAATTCTAAAACCAATGGATGATGTGGTTTTACAAGCACAATTGCATTATTTGTCTGCCCTACGAGATTGCCTGGGAATGCGGAGAGACTTATAATCATGTCAGCAGTTTCAATCTTCGGAGTTGTATCAATCGGCCTTAGAGATTTCATATCTGTATCTACAGTTATACCTCCATAGGCATAGAGTACAATAAGACGACCAAAATCCACTTTCTGCACAAGATAAGGCAACGAGTCAAACTTCGCCACAACGGCTGGGAAAAGTTTTCTACATTCTTCACGGAGACTCTTTTCATCCCAGATCATATGCGTGTATCCTGGATTCAAGGTCCTCAAACTACGGACATTCTCAGTAAATTTTGGCGGCAGCGAATTCCAACCCTGTAGCCAAATTTGGTGCGTAACCCTGGGAATTTTACGCCCCTCCATCCTATTTACCAGCCTTAAAAAAATCAGTAAACACATGATAATCACCATCATATACTAGATACGTAATTACAACTGCGAGCACAACATCTACAGTATAATGCGACCTCGTTAAGATAATCATGGCCATATTGAGCGCATTAATAAAGTAAAAGAAGGCAGGGCTTATAATGCCTTGTCTCCAGAAAATGAGTGTGGCCAGCAAGACAAAGGCGGTGTGTCCACTAAAGACTTTATCATAACAGTTGCCCTTGAAATAGTTGAGCCACCCCATTGCCGTATCACATTTATCGTGTTTTGGAAGAATTGTTACAATTGTTGTTAGCGCGCGTATAACCATAATTAGAAGAAATTTTGCACCAAACTCTTTTACGATTGGAACAGGATTCGGAATAAAAAAGAAAGAGAGCGCAGTCAGCGTAATAATAACATCATTATAGGCTTTGTAATCGTGTAAGTCGGGAACTGTAATATGTAGAAGGTCAAAAATTTTCCCTTTCTGATCGGCCTTGTAAAATTCATCTCCAAGTACTTGAACAAAGTAATTGGAGGCGAATACCAATAGCAGTAAAAAGCCTACCCAGAGCGTATCCCTCATCCTACTTAGATACCCTCTTCTATTTCGGCGAGCCAGTCGCTCCACGACTTAGGGCTTCGCGCATCCCATTTGCGCTGTCGGTCAATATAGAGTGTCATTTGCCGATTGAGTAGTGTCAAGTCAACATGGGTGGGGTTATAGGTACTAAACTCTTCAAGGACTCGGGCAATTTTATGAGGAGTGAAGGAGCCGCATGTATAGATATCCATTTGTAGAAGACACTTTGACTTCGGATGATGTAGAATCCAGGGCGGCGGAGTCTTCCAGAAGTGAAAGGCGATGTGCGAAGTCTGAATCGGAGCCACGGCCGTGAGCCCTTCGTTCCATTTCGGCTCCGAGACATAAAACGCACGCGGCTCACCGAGAAAATTCATGGAGAGGTCGTAGATTAAGTGGTCTAACTTCTTCTTAACACCCTCCATGTCGGCTTTAGAAGGACAGGTCGTCGTTTCAAATCGTACAAGTAAGTGATGGTGTTCAATTGGTGATTTCGGATGGTTTTTATTCTTACGAGTTCTGTTCTTAGAGACCATTCTATTAAATGTATACATATAATATAATAAATGTCTGGCTGGTTAAAGAATAAGTTCAGTACGGCGGCGGCAATTGCCACGGGTGTCGGTCTACAGCCGGTTTTATTTGATTACACTACGGGTGATCTTGTTGTTAAGATTCAGGTGGCAGGTGCAAAGAATTTCGAGGCGCGTGGCAAGGATGGACTTGGCCTGAAGGCTAGCTATGATTCCCAGTATGGTAAAACTGCTACCTCAATGGCGGGTTTTGCTGGAAAGGCGGTAGCATCTTCTGGTGCTGCCGCGGCGGCTGCTGCCGCTGAAGCAAAGAGACGCGTTGGCTCAGCTAGCTCAGCTCTCTGGTCAGGAAAGGGTGGTCGCTCACGCAAGAATCGTAAGGCCAACCGTAAGAATCGCACCCGTCGCGCTTAGTTACCAAACAGTAGCGCAGAGCGGCCCTTTTCGAACTCCAGTGCAGCCCATGTCTCAATATAGACATCAAGAAAAGTGTTGGGTGAGCCTGGTAGCGCCGTCAAAGTAATTAAGAGTGTAGGTCTATCGGCCGTCGTAAAATTAATGGAACCCTCCAATTGCCGTGCAAAGGGAGCAACCCGTCCTACGATGTCACCGAGAGCCCAGTTCATAAAAGAGAGATTATACCCCGAGTCTCTCTCCTCTTTTGCGTGCTGAACAAGTTCATGCCATACAAGAGAATCCCATGATGTCTCTCTGTCACGACCCGCAATAATGAGCGACATTGCGCTATACGCCTGTCCTCCACTCACATCCATTGTATACTGCCAACGTTGATTCGCTTGTAGCGCAGGCTGTGTGCGAAATGTCATAACCATACGAGCAGCAGGATGGTCTGCATCAAGGCGTCGTGTAACATAAGCCGTTCCACTCCGTGTCAGCGGAGCATAATCAATCTGACCCTGTGTAAAATTATTCTCATACTGGCGTTCGAACGGTACTGTTAATACAGTGGCTCGTAGGGTATCCTGCATTTCCCTATCAGTGTAGATATGACGAGTCTCCAATTGGATTGTCGGTGCGGGGATATTCAGGCGACTGAGTGTTGTAAATTCTACTGGACTTGCTCCAGAGGCTGGCACAATCTGGAAAGTTTGGCCATTCCAAGGTGCTGGCTTCGGTCGGCCATCTGAGGCCTCTACGAGATCCTCTAGTTTCCGTAAGACACAGCGTACACGAAAAGACTGCTCGGTTGCACAGATACGAGGAAATCCAGCATCATCGGCATCTTGACATCCTACAAGAGGCAACGCAAGACGCAAGCGGCCAGGCGTCGCATTGTGTTGTATGGCTAAGGCCGACCCGCTG